GACACCAAAGAGAAAGCTGAAAAGGTGTGGAAAGCAATTCTTGCAAGTGGCAAGTATTCTAAGAAGAAAAAAAATGGTAGTTGAGTTATGGCTAAATCAGGAACTATTGGAAAGACAACTTTCGGAAAGCGAAGAAAAGGAAAGGCTCATAAAGGACATAATAAACATAATAGAAAGGAACGTAACTATCGTGGGCAAGGAAGAACTTAATTATCTCAAAGTAGCGAACTAATGTTTATACACGAAACCGCAATAATATATCCTAAAGTTATAATTGAACCGAATGTTTATATCGGGCCTTATTGTATTATAGGTGCCCCTGCGGAATGGAAAGGTAGAGAAGATTGCGAAGGGTTGGTTTTGATAATGTCGGGAGCAAGATTAACCGGATTAGTAACTGTTGATTCGGGAACGGACAAAAGAACCATTATAGGCAAGGATTGTTATCTTCAGAAACATAGTCACATAGGGCACGACTCTATCCTTGCTGAAGGAGTAACGATAAGTTGCGGTGCTAAAATAGGCGGTCATTCCATAATTGAAAAGTTTTGTAACATAGGACTAAATGCAGTTATCCATCAAAAAGTAAGAGTACCGGAAGGTTGTATGATTGGTGCGTCGGCTTTTGTAGGTAAGAAATCTATCTTGGAACCTTATTATAAATATGCCGGTGTTCCGGTTAAAGAATTAGGAATCAATGCTCGTTAATATTATCTTTTTAGATTACGAAAGGCACACCTTTACAGAGCAAGTAAAGAACCGAAACTTCTCTAATGCGGGGTATGACTTTTCTTTTACTCAAGTAGGAATGAAAGGAATATCCAGAGCCTTAAACTACGGAATCTCAAGAAGCAAAGCCTTTGATGCGGTAGTAACAATGGCTAATGATATTTTGATGCCGAATAATTGGCTTTTAAGAATGGTAGAAGCGGCTTTAAATATCCCCAATACAGGAATGTGCGGAATACATTGCGTAGAAGGAATTAACCCTTTACAAACAATTAACGGAATACAAATACACCCACAAGATGCTTCTTTCGGAAATGTCTTAATACCAATGGCAGCAATAGAAAAGATTGGTTATTTTAACGAGGCTTATGACCCCTATGGAATGCAAGATTCCGATTATGCTTATCGTTTAAAGATGACAGGACACATAAACTATTATTTGCACGATTTAAGAGCCGAACACATAGGACACGATGTAGGTCAAGACACCCCATACAGAAAGATGAAAGATGAAGGCTTGAGTAAGTGTGATTACTTATGGGCAAGAGAAACACAAAAATACCAAGACAATAACGATTATACTATATTTCAATCTGAGTATGAAATCTGAATTAATACCAATCTCGAAAGTAAAAGCCAATCCCAATAATCCAAGAATTATTAAGGATGAAAAGTTTAAAAAACTCGTTAAGTCAATCCAAGAGTTCCCGCAAATGCTTGAGATTAGACCTATCGTAGTAAACGAAGAAATGATTGTACTCGGTGGGAATATGCGTTTAAAGGCTTGTCAAGAAGCCGGATTAAAAGAAGTAGCTATCATAAAAGCAACTGACTTAACCGAAGAACAACAAAAAGAATTTATTATTAAGGATAACGTAGGCTTCGGGGAATGGGATTGGAATGACCTTGCGAATAATTGGGAGACAGAAAAGCTACAAGAGTGGGGTTTGGATATACCTGGGTTTGAAGCAGAAGTATTAGAAGCAGAGGAAGATGACTTCGCAGCACCTGAAGGAGGAATCGAAACGGATATCGTATTAGGTGATTTGTTTGAGATAGGCGAACATCGGTTGCTTTGTGGAGATTCAACGGATAGCGACCAAGTGGCGAAGCTGATGAATGGAGAGAAAGCGGATATGGTATTTACAAGTCCTCCTTACAATGGTAATACATCAGTTAATGGTAATAAATTATATAATAACAACGAATTAGATAATAAAACAGAAGAAGAATATCTTAATTTCTTAGATGAGGTTAAGGATTCATTTTATCCGATTTTGAAATCTAAAGGAATAATTTGTTGGAATATAATGTATAATAATAATTCAAGAGAATCATACATTAAAAATGTCAATAGATTTATAGAATCAGGATTGCTATTATCTGAGACAATTATATGGAAAAAAGATAATCCTATTCCATTATCAATAGGATTATCGAGAGCATTTGAATTTATTTTTTTATTTCAGAAAGATGAATTAGATTTTACATACAAAGATAAATTTTCATTTGAAACAAATGTATGGGATATCAAAATTGGAAAAGCACAAATAGAAAGTCACAAGGCTTGTTTTCCTGTTGAATTACCTTCTAATGGTATTAAATTATTTGCTAAAGAAAATACTATAATTTATGAACCATTTACAGGTTCAGGCTCTACAATGGTAGCAGCACACCAACTTAAACGCAAGTGCTACGGTATGGAACTTGACCCTAAATACTGCCAAGTGATTGTGGACAGGATGAAGAAACTTGACCCGACTTTGATAATCAAAAAGAATGGGTTACTTATTTGATAAATTAGAAGGAATAAAGAGAAATGGCAAACGAACACAATTTAATACCTGCTAAGAAGGGAGAGGTAAGGAATCCTAACGGGAGACCTAAGAAGTACGTAACCCTACTTAGAGAGCAGGGATATAAGCTATCCGAGATTAACGACACTATACAGGTTATGCTGCAGATGGACTTAGATGATTTGAAGGAGGTATGGGATAACCCGAAGGCTACGATATTAGAAAAGACCATAGCCAACGCTATGAAGAAAAGCCTGGAGAAAGGTAGCTTGTATTCAGTAGAAACTCTTCTGACTCGTGTATACGGAAAGCCAAAAGAAACGCAGCAGGTTAGTACAGACTCACGAATCGAGGTAGTATTCGTACAGGGTAAAACTATTCTATGAGGCTTGAACTTCCTCAGCCACATACCAATCAGCAGAAGATACTTGATAGCCAATCGAGGTTCAGAGTTGTTATGTGCGGTCGAAGGTTCGGTAAATCAGAACTATCTCAGATAGAGATAATTACCAATGCTTTAGTAGGTAAGAACGTAGCCTATATTACTCCTACCTATCAACTCGCAAGGGTATTCTTTGAGAAGCTGATTAAAGCAGTTCCGTTTGAATCGAATAAGAGCGAACTATCCATTAAGTTCCCGAACGAAGGCTCAGTAGAGTTCTTTACAGGAGAGAGGCTCGATAATCTTCGTGGTCGTAAGTTCCACTTAGTCGTAATCGATGAAGCTTCTTTTATCCCTAATCTTGAGGAGGGATGGCTTAACTCTATCCGACCTACCTTAACGGACTATAAAGGTAGAGCTTTGTTCCTGTCCACTCCTAAGGGTAAGAACTTCTTTTATTCTCTATACCTAAAGAATGGCGAGGCTGATTGGGAATCCTTTAAGTTTACTACCTACGATAATCCACATATCGATAAGACCGAGATAGACGATGCACGTACTCAGATTCCTCAGGTAGTGTTCGAGCAGGAGTATATGGCTAATCCTTCCGAGAATGCAGCCAATCCATTCGGAAGTGCATTCATCAAGCAGTGTACATTTGAACTCAGCCACGAGCCTCCTATTGCGTTTGGTGTGGATTTAGCGAAGTCGGTTGACTTTACCGTAATTATAGGCTTGGATAAAAATGGCTCGGTTAGTTACTTTGAGCGGTTTCAAAAGGATTGGAGACAGACAAAGCAGGTTATTAACAACCTACCTAAAATTCCAATGTTAATAGATTCGACAGGGGCGGGAGACCCAATCTTCGAGGACTTACAAAGGGATGGCTTAAATGTATCGGGGTTTAAGTTTAGTTCTACCTCAAAGCAGCAACTAATGGAAGGCTTGGCTTCGGCTATCCAACAAAGAAAGATAACCTTCCCACAAGGACACATTACTGAAGAACTTGAAATCTTTGAATACCAATACACCGCTACCGGAGTTCGTTATTCAGCACCGCAAGGCTTTCACGATGATTGTGTGATAGCTTTGGGATTGGCTTGGCAACACTACACCCGAAATTCAGTACAGGGTAAGTATTCTTTTGCTTGAACAAACAAAAGGTTTTTTCTATTTAAGGGTATGACTTGGAAAGACCTTAACGTATTTCAATGGCAGCAACTCAATGACCTTTTCCTAAAAAGTAAAGATGTTACTGATTTAGATTTGGCAATAAGTGCTGCTTCTATTTGTACCGGCTTAACGGAACACGAAATAGATTCTTTGCCTATAAGCGATTTAAACCCGCTTTTAAAGGCTATTTCTTTTATCCACGAAGAACTCAAGCCACAACCCGAAAGGTTCATAAAACTCAAAGGAAAGCGTTATAAGTGTATCTACGATGTTCGCAAGATTCCTGCTGCTCGTTACATAGAAACTAAACACTTCGGAAAAGATGTAAACGCTAACCTTCACAGAATAGCGGCTTGTATGGTTATGCCGATGAAGAAAACTTTATTCGGTTGGAAAGTGGTTAAGTATGATGCAAGTAAGCACGAAGAGTACTCACAGGATATTTTAGAAGCACCAATAACGCAAGTCCTTGGAAGCGTGGTTTTTTTTTATCAAGTATACAGAAATTGGATAAAGAGTTCGAAGGATTATTTGATTCGAGAGATGATGGAGAACAAACTAACGAGGTATCAAGCCGAGGCGGTGCATCAATCTTTATGCAGTATTATGGATGGATATACCAAACCGAACTGGTTGCTGCATTCGAAAGAATCACGCTTGAAGAGACTTATGAGTTACCTACGCTCCAATTCCTTAATGACTTGGCATATCTTAAATCGAAAAGCGAATACGAAGCAGACCAATTAAAGAAAGCGTATGCCAAAAAGTAGTAAACAGAATTTAGATGAAGTATTTGCGGGATTAGAAAACGTAATTCCCGGTTCTAAAGAATACGAGGAAGTCAATCTAATTGGTGTTGATAAATACCTTCGTATATCTATTGAGGCATTTTTAAAAAGAGCCAACGATAATATAATCAAATATAATTTAGTTAGTTCTGGTAATTTACAAGATTTAAGTTATAGTGTTACAGAAAACAAAGATGGTTACACTATAACACTTGGATATAGCAAAGATAACCCAGCTTCAGAATATTATGATTATGTAAATAAAGGGGTAAGAGGTTTTAAATCAGGAACACCAAATTCAAAATATACATTTAAGAGTTCTTATCCAAGTAGAAAGATGGCGGCTAATATATTTTCTTGGATTAATAAAAATAGAATTAAAGATAAATATGAGGCTAATGTTAATCAAAGTAAACTTGGTAAAAAAAGAGCAGGATTAACAAAAATGGTTAGTGAGGCTAAAAATAAAAGAGGGTTAGCTTACGCAATAGCCACAGGAATAAAAAACAAAGGAATAAAAAGAACATTATTTTTTGATGATGCAATGGCATTCGCTTTTGGTCAAGATTTCGTTAATGGATTAGCAAAAATTATAGGCAAACAAATAACATTACAAATAGGGGGAAATTATGGCAATAACAATCAATAGTTCACCGGATATTTATTCAAGTTTACACGCTCCTTTGTGGTTCGTGTTAAGTTCTACGAATACCACCCAAACAAACTTTAAATATGTTTGTGATGTTTATGTAGGTGGCACATTAGTAGCAAGATTAAAAAGTTTCCCTCAACCTACTTCTTCAAAAGGTATATTTAATGTTGCTCCGATAGTTCGTAACTATTGGGCATCTTATTTTAAACCTAATATAACAACTCCAACTGCTTTTTCGTATACAGGTTCTGATATCTATGTAGATTATGAATTAAAGTTTGGAGAACAATACGATAGCACAACTTATACGAATTTAACAACGACAACAAAGAGAGCATATAATTACGTTCAAGATTATTTATATACTCCAACGAGTCCAATGTATCTTACTCCTTTAGAATATCAAACACAATATCAAGGGGAATTTATTTCTAATAGAGATTATGCTAATATCTATTTTAACAAAGAAAGATTACAAACAGGATATCTATTCCTTTCCTTTTTATCGGATGCAGAGAATACTACTAAAAGTCACTCTATAGATGTTTCTGTTTATAATGGAACTTCAACAAATGGATATACCGGAGCCAGTTTAAGTTTCAAAGATTTTGCTTTATTGGATATTTCGCCACGAGCATTAAATACTTATTTAGGTTCTACGGTTATTTCTTCGACTACTGTTTACTATGATGTTTATATAAAGATTGCAGGAAATATAAGAAGTAATGCAAGGGTTTATTTAAATTGTACGCAAAATGATGTAGTTACTTTACACTACTTAAATGCTCTTGGTGGTTACGATACATTTGATTTTACCGCAGTAAACCGACAAACAAGAAATATAGAAAAGAGTTCATTTGAACGAATAGAATGGGAGTACGGAAGCAATACAATGAATCGAGAAAATTCTTATGGTGTAATGTATGGCGGTAGTAATCAATTTGCCACAAGACAAAAATTAACATATAGATTAATCTCCGATTGGTTAAGTTATATAGATTATTTGGCTATTAAAGAACTCATTGCATCTCCTGAAGTTTATTTAGAAAGAAATAATAAATTCATACCTATACAAATAGGAACAAATACTTGGGCAGAGAAAAAGCGTTACGCAGATAAGAACTATAATTTAGAACTTGATATTACAATCGGAAACGATATAAATTCTCAATTTAGATGATAACTGAAATCTACATAGAAAACAATAGATTAGATTTAAGCAAAGATTTATCATCAGAGTTTACTTATGCTATTGATGATATACAAGATTTTGCTTCAAGGAATACTAACTTTTCTAAAACTATAATATTACCCGGTAATGCAGTTAACAATAAACTATTCGGATATATATTTGAATTTACATCAAGTAACTTTTACAAGCCTTCAACAAGTAACGTGGGTTACAACTTTAACGCAGGCAAATCAGCAAGTTGTGTTATTTATGTAGATAAGATTCAAGTATTTAAAGGTATTTTAAGACTATTACAAATAACTATTGATAGGGGAACAATAGAATACGAGTGTGCAGTATTTGGGGAATTGGGTGGTTTTATAACAGCATTAAATAATGACAAATTAGAAGATTTAGATTTTAGTGCTTATGACCATTTATGGACAAGAAGAAACATAACTGATTCTTGGCTTCAAGCATCTGGAAGTACCGCCTCAGGTATGGGATATTATTATCCTTTAATTGATTATGGGCAGGTTTCTCAAAACAATAAAAAGGATTGGTTATTTAAAGCATTTAGACCTGCTTTATTTGTTAAGGAGTATATTCATAAAATTATAACATCAGCAGGATATACTTATGAAGCACCCTTTTTTGAAACCGATTTATTCAAAAGAATAGTAGTACCTAATAACCAAAAGCAATTAAGTAATTATTCAGATACCGCATTTTATGGAGTAATTTTCCCTCGAAATAATACCTATCCCGGTAGTCCTGTACCAAGACCGAGTTTAGATATGTTAGCTATTAGAACACTTGGATATTTTACTACAAACTTTAACAACACAATATTTACTTATACAGGAAGCCAATCTTTACAATTACGTTTCGAATTTACTGCGGTAGGTACAACTTCGGATACTACTTATATTTTAGTTAAAAAGAATGGAACAACGGCTACACAACTTGTAATCCCACAAGGAGCATTTAATGTTCAGTCTCAAAGTACTTCTTATATTGCAGTTAATACTAATGATACTATTGAATTTGTTTTAGATTGGAACCTTTATTTATCAAATTCTTTAACAATTACTACTACAGAATTTGAAGTTAAATTCAAATCAAGTTCTGCTCAATCTGTTCCGTTAGCTTATGCTGAAAAAATATTTATTAATAACACTTTACCAAGAGGATACTATCAAAGAGATTTTATTGCTTCGATAGTTAAAATGTTTAATCTATATATTATTGAAGATTCAGATAGAGAAAAGCATTTGCGTATAGTTCCCTATATTGATTATTACACTACAACTGCAAACTTTTTACAAGTTAATGACCTTGAAGAAGAGTTATTGGTAGATGATATTAACCTTTTATTATTGGATGATTATACTGCTTCGCATTTAGATTGGACTGCAAAAGTAGATAGAAGTAAACCATTCAAGTTAAAGCCAATGTCTGAACTTAATGGAAGATTTTTTGAGTTTAAATATAAAAGTGATTCAGATTATTACAATGAGGATTATGCAAAACATTACGCAAAGGGTTATGGAGACCATATTGAGGATACAGGATATGAGTTTGCGAAAGATATTCAAACTTCTGAAGTAATATTTTCAGCTACTCCTTTAGTTGGTTATTCTGGAGAAGATAAAATATTCCCAACAATCTTTAAGTTGTCCAATACACAGAATACACAATCAGAGGACCCGGTTGACCATAATATTCGAATAATGCAAGTGCGTACTCTTACAGGAGTAGCAAATTGGCACATCAAAGATGCTAATGGAAATATTGGAAGTCACCTTAATGAATATGGCTATGGTGGGCATTTAGATAATCCTATTACTCCAAATGCAGATATTAACTATGGTGTACCTGCTGAAATTTATTATACTTTAAATAATCCTTATCCATCAGCTAATTTATTTAATGGATTCTGGAGTGATTACGTTGCAGAGATTACTGATAAGGATAGTAAACTTTTAACGTGTAATGTATATTTAAAAATAACCGATATATATGGTTTAGATTTCTCAAAACTTATATATATAGATGGAGCCTTATGGAGACTAAATAAAGTTATTGACTATAACCCTACGAACCCCGAAAGCACCAAATGTGAATTTTTACGAGTAATTGAATTAAGTTATACATAATGAAACTAGAAATTAAAAATATACAACAACAATTTATTACCACAAATGGTAATATCTCTATTGGTTGTAATTCTTTATTTGCCTTATTAGATATTTATTTATTAAAGCAAGAAAAGTCAATCGTAGAATCACAAAACCAAGTTGCACTATCTCAATATTTGCCTACCAATAATACATTACTACTGAAAGACAAAAGGGTTAAAGTAAAATATATTACACCCGACACTTGGACAGATGCTTTTAAATTAATTAAATTATTATGGCAAACGAGACAGTTGGCGTAAATGTCAATATAAAAACCAATGTTGCAGGTTCTATTGGTGAACTAAAGGCTTTAAAAAAGCAGTTAAAAGAAACCGCTGCTGGTTCAGAGGACTTTAAAAGGCTTACTAATGAGATTGATGATTTAGAAGATAAACTCAAAGGTAGTAAACAAGCCGCAGGAGACTGGATAGACCAAATAGCCTCAGCACCCGGTCCTCTTGGTCAAGTTGGTGGTGCTTTAAATAAATTAAAAGTATCTACTCAATCTTTTGGTGGTGCGTTAAAGGCTACCGGAATAGGTTTATTTGTTGCTGCTTTAGGTGGTTTAATTGCTGCTTTTGCTCAATCAGAAAGGGCAACTCAAAAACTACAACCTTTATTAATTGGGTTTCAAAAGATATTTAATGGAATATTTGCAGCTATTGAACCTGTCTTTGATGCGTTTATAGATTTAGCAACAAAGGCTTTGCCTTATGTTACGCAAGGTTTTGGGGTAGCTTATTCAGCAATTACTTCATTTATTCAAGGTATTGGTACTTTAGGACAAGCGGTAGGAAAGTTATTACAAGGAGATTTTGTTGGTGCTTGGGATAGTGCAAAGGAAGCGGTTACAGGTTTTGGTAAAAGATATGATGATGCCAATAAAAGATTTATTTCTGGTACACAAGAAGTAACTAAAACAGAACAAGAAGAATTAGATAAAAGAAAAGCAGCACAAGAAAAAGCGGTTGAAGAAAGAAGAAAAAAACAAGAAGCAGAATTACAATACGAACAACAATTAGAAGATTATCGAAGAAAAAAATCTGAAGAAAATCTTAAATTCGCTAAAAGTTTAAGAGACCAAGATTTAAAAGCAAAAGATGATGCTCGGAAAAAGGATGAAGAAAATGAGAAATTATTTTTAGCTAATAGAGATAAAACTATTCAAGATGGTGTTCAAAGGAATTTAGAAACAATTAAAAATTTACAAGAATTTACTAAAGAAAGAAATAAAACATTAGCTGATTTATTATTAACTCAAGACCAATTAGAAACTGCGCGGTTAGATGAAGATTATAGAAAAAAATATGAATTAATTAAAGGTAATAAGGAAGCAGAAATAGCTTTAGAAAAACAATATGAAGGATTAAAAAAGAATCTCAGAATTAACGCATTAAATGAAGAATTAGGAAATTACGCAACGGCAGCAGGTAGTATATCTCAATTATTAGGACAAAGTACCGCAGCAGGAAAAGCATTTGCCATTGCTGAAGCTACGATTAATACCTATAAAGCAGCCTCTCAAGTATTTGCTGCTCCTGTACCGGGAGTCGCTCCTGTTTCTTTAGGTGTTAAGATTGCTACAATGGTTTCTGCATTAATTACGGGTTTTAAAAACGTTAAAGGAATTATTGGAACAAAAGCATCTGCAACAGGCGGTAGTTCAACTCCTATTACACCTTCTGTTGGTTCTACTGCATCTTCTGTTGGAACAAGTGCTGCTCCTTTAAGTCCTGCACAATCGTTAGAAGTAGGACAAACTTTATTAAATGCACAAGCAATTCAAGAACTTGGTTCAGCAACTAATAGAGCGTATGTGCTTGAAAGTGATGTTACTAACTCACAAGAAAGAATAACAAGAATTAACAGAGCTGCAAGATTAAGTTAAAATCTATTTATAGTTATGGAAAAAGAATTACCAATATACCGATTAGATATAGTTGAAGATTTAGAATCAAATGTCGAAGTTGATTTTGTAGCATTAGTAGATAGACCTGCGATTGAAAAGTCCTTTTTAGCTTTCCAAGATTCTTATTCCGATTATCCTGAATCAGTAAGTAATAACGCAAAGGCGGCTTTAAAATGGGCAGATGAAAATGGATGGGGTTCTTGTGGTACTCCTGTCGGTAAGCAAAGAGCAAACCAATTAGCAAAAGGAGAGCCTATTAGTTACGAGACAATCAAAAGAATGTACTCTTTCCTTTCTAGACACAAAGAGAACGCTAAAAGTTCAAAGGGTTACGGAGATGGTTGTGGGCAATTGATGTATGATGCGTGGGGTGGAGCGAGTGCTTTAAGTTGGGCAGAGGCTAAAATTAATTCAATAGAAAAGAAAAAGTTTGCCATCCAAGATGAAGAGGAAAGGATTGTTTCAGGTCCTTTAATGTTAGCCGATACTCCTATTTACAGAAATGATGCAAACGGAGAATATTATGTTGTATTTACTAAAGACACTATTAAAAAGATTGCTCAAAAATATTTCAAGAAAGGTTACCAAAATAACGTAAATTTGATGCACGATTCTGGTCAAGTAATGGATGGGGTAACAATGTTTGAGAGTTGGATAGTAGATGAAAAAAGGGGTATTCATCCGATGAAAGGTTTTGAAGATGTGAAGGATGGTAGTTGGTTTGGTTCTTTTAAGGTTGAAAATGATGAAGTTTGGGAAATGATTAAGGATGGCAAAGTGCAAGGGTTTTCGGTTGAAGGGATATTTAATTACAAAACCGATACCAAGGAAGAAAAGATGATGCAAGACATAATTGATATTCTAAAGCAGGTTTCATAGTTAGTTTTCATAGTTTTGTTTGAAGGGGGGTGTTTCTACACTCCCCTTTTTCTATTTGGTCACTTACGTAAGTGTTTACTATTTATGGGTAAATTCTTTATGTCTCCACAAGAAGCATTATTAAAAATCAAAGCAATGTTCGCTGAACAACAAGAAGTTGTTGCTCCCGAGGTTGCTGTTGCCAATTTCGCTGAATACGTTTTAGCGAGTGGTGTAAAAGTTATGGTTGATAAACTTGAGGTTGGCGGTAAGGTTACTCTTTTAGATGAAGCTGGAAATGAAGTTCCTGCTCCTGCTGGAGAGCATACTCTTGCTGATGGTTCTGTTATCGTTTTAGATGAAACAGGCACAATCCTTGAGATTAAAGTTCCAGAGGTTGAAGTAGAAATCGAAGCACCTGAATCTGAAGTTGAATTAATGAAGAAGAAGGTAGCTGAAATGGAAGCACAAATCGAAGAACTAAAAGGTAAAAAGAAAGAGGCTGAAGTTAAAATGAATGAAAACATCAAAGAAATGAGCGACAAATTTTCAAAAGCTATTTCTGAATTAACCGATGTTGTTATCGAATTAACAAAAACTCCTTCTGTTGCCCCTACACAACCTAAACAATTCACAAAGCATTTTGAATCTAAAAACGATAAAATTTCTCGTTTTCTTTCTAATTACGCAAAATAAATTTTTAAAAACTTAAAATTTAATAACAATGGCTTTTGATGTATCAGCATTAGCAAACTATACCAAAGAGAATGAA